CGCCAACGTGCCCGGGCTGAATACCGCCGGCGCGATCGATCGGGCAGCAGTCAAGCCGCCAGCGGCCCAAATCGTCTACAGCTCGGCGATTCCGTCCTGGGCGGCTGGCTACGTCAATCCCAACCAGGTGGTGTACAGCGCCCAGGTGGGCAGCGACGTCGGCGACTGGGATTACAACTGGATTGGCCTGGAGTCCGACGGCGGTGTGCTGTTCGCCGTGTCGTATGTGCCGGTGCAGCAGAAGCGCCGCAACATCCCGCCGCTGCAGACGGGAAACAACATTACACGCAACTTCCTGGTGGCCTTCGACGGGGCCCAGGCGCTGACCGGCCTGACGGTCGACGCCAGCACCTGGCAGCACGATTTCACGGTGCGCCTGGTAGGCATCGATCAGCGCGAGCGTCTGAGCAACCGCGATATTTACGGCCGAGCGGCGTTCTTCGATACCGCGTTGCTCCTGGAGAAGGTGGCCGGCGCTTACCAGGTCGCCCCGGGTATTGCCTACGGCGAAGGCATCCGGATTGAAAACGCCTCACATGTGATCGTCGCGCCGCCGTCCTTCCCGACCACGGTCTATCTCGACTGCGCCCTGGAGCGCCAGCTCAACGACGTGGTGGCCACCTGGAAGATCGTTTTCGGTACCGGCCTGGTCGACTACCTGGACAGCGTGGCGACCCAGCATTACGTCGTGCCGATCGCACACCTGCCCAATGCAAACACCATCGTGGATCTGCGCACTGTTGTGAAGCTGGGCACCAACGGTAGCGGCCTGGCTGAACAGATCCAGCTGGCCACACCCAAGCGCTCCCACCTCTATTACTTCGCTCAATTTTAAGGACCTGTCATGCCCGCATTCTTTGGGTCTGCGTTGCTTGTTCCCAACGCGACCACTCTGATTTACGAACACACCGGCGCCGCCCCGATCACGGCGAATATCCGGATGGCCAACCAGAACAATGATGACGTCAAGTATTGGGTCTGGATCGGGCCTAATGCCACGCCCGACAAATGCATCACCCCAGGCGTGACCGTCGATGGGAACGCGCCCTGGGAGGACACCGCCATGCGCATGGATCCTGGGGAGAAGATCTGGGCCATGGCCACCAAGGGCAATGTGTCGGTGCGTGCATTCGGGGCGGAGGATTAACCATGGGTTTTGCAACTACCAGATCATCGTCCAGTACCAGCGCCGGCAACGTTCCGATTGGCGGATATGCCGACGTATTTACTTCAGGTGCCAACTTCAAACTGGTTGGCAGCGTGATCTCGCGTGCCCTCTATCCAGAAATGTCCAATGCCTATCCCAGGTCTGGCGCCATCAATGCAGTTAACTCGGGGGTGATGCCCGCCAACCAGGCTTGGCTGTCCACTGCCTATGGCGCGGGCGTGCATGTGGCTGTCGGTGGATCAAACGGTAATTTGGCTGCATTCAGTGAAGATGCCAAGACTTGGTACCTCTCTCAACTGCCGGTTGTGCTCTCATACCGAACGGTTGCATTTGGCGCTGATCTGTTTGTTGCAATGGGTTCTGAGTCCGGCGGTGCGACTTTTTCGTTCGCTACTTCGAAGGATGGCGTTAACTGGACGGCCAGAACACTTCCGTCTCTTACAATTGTCTCCTCGCTCATCTACTCGAAAGAGCTGGGCTTGTTCATCGCTTCGTGCGGTTACAGTACGAACTCAACCGCACCGCAAATCCTCGTGCTGACGTCTGTTGATGGCCTAGTTTGGAAAACCATTCAGGTACCTAGCAAACTCTGGACCTCTGTAGCATCTGGGCCTAAAGGCGTTGTAGTCATCTCCACGGATAGCACCGAGTCGGGTTCATCCATCTGCATGACCTCAGCCGATGGCTTGACGTTCACACAGCGCGCCATGCCAGCCGGTCACTGGATGTCAGTGACCCAAGGAAAGGGTGTCTATGTGGCGGTTGGATATAAGCAAAGCGGCACTACGTCAACGCCCATCATTGCCACTTCCATCGACTTGGAAACGTGGACACTGAGAACCATGCCCGTCTCAACTACTGCAGCTGGGCCCGGATGCGTTGCATTCGGGGACTCAGTGTTTGTGGCGATTTGGAACGCCATAACACTTGTGTCCTATGACGGCCTGGCATGGATTCAAAAGACCTCTCTGATGAGCCAGCCGCCGCCTAATCAGATCGGCTACAAAGATGGGGTTTTGATCATTGGCTACAGCTCAAGCCAATCGACAGTGCTTAACGTCACGTTGGAAAACCTCACAGACTCTAACTGGATGTACCTGAGCGGCACGGCTGGCAAATATCTGAGGGTCAAATAATGACGGTTCTCTATCTATTTGATGACAAGGGCTACCTATACGGCCTTCATCAGGGCAACAGCGTGATTGAAAATTCAACCACGAAAGCGCCGATCTACACCGAAGGCTATACGCCTCAGTACCAGGACGGCGTCTGGATCGACCAAAGCGTGCCGACCATCGTTACCCGGGTAACGCGGCTGGAATTCAAAGAGCTTTTCACCAGCGCCGAGCGTGTGGCCATCAAGAAGGCCCGCGCCAGTGATGACTTGGTGGAAGACTTTTTCTCGATTGCCGAGGATCCAGACTCTACTGGCGTGGATCTGACGCTACCGTCCACCGAAAGCGTGCTTTTTCACCTGGAGGGGTTGGGGATCCTGACCGAGGAACGCCACCAGCAGATCCTGGCAGGTGTCCCGCAATGATCCCGCTCAACTGGATACCAGTCGCCATGCAGTGGCCTGAGGAGGCCACGGCATGGATGAGCAAGCTGGACGACGTCAAGGACATGGCAGCGGCCGACCTGCAGAGCACAGCCGATCGCCTGAGCGGCATTGCCGAGCTGGTCACCACCGACTTGAGCCTGATCGGCGATATCGCCAAGGGCGCCGTGGCGATCGGCCGCGAGGCCCTGGACGGACAGTTTGGCGAGATCCCGCGTTGCATCACCGTGACACCGTTCCAGTCGGGGGTTGGCGAGAGCAACGGCTATCAGTGCTCGTTGTCGGCGCCGGGCGTAGTTCAGCGCCTGGCCGACAAGCTGCAGGACAGTTCAGATCCCAACCGCCCGGACGGCGACGACCAGCACGCGGTCGTTGTCCTGTTCCTGGGCACGCAGTACGACGGCATGTCGAGCCTGCTGGGCAAGTTCAACGCCCTGATGCCGATCGGCGACCTGCAGCGCGCCGAGCGCCGGGCCCAGAACCTGGTGCAGCTGGAAGCCGAGAAGTGGCAGATCCCAGCTGCAGGAGAGCAACCACGCTGGTTTACGGCTCCGATGGAGCGTTGCACGGTGCTGCGCGAGGCCAGCCAGGCGTTCAACACCCAGTTGGCCAACCTGGAGGCCTACGCCGCCAACAGCTCACCGCTCAGCGACCTGGCCGAGCTGGCCCAGCGCAAGGCCGAGCAAGTGCTCGAGCAGTCCGATCGGCTCACCGCGCTGCGTGACGTGCTCAACAGCGGCACGGACAACGCCGGAATGCAGGCCCGCATGATCGGGCCAGGCGACACCGCCGAGCTGCGCAAGCAGCTGCTCGAGGAGGACGACAGCACGCCCGGGCACGAATGGGTCATGTCCTCGGGCATCATGTTCGTGGGCTCGCTCAAAGGGCTGAGCTTTGTAAAGGAGATGATGGGCCTATGACGTTGCTCCTGGACGGAGTTCAGATCCGTGGCCACAGCATCAAGCTGACGGGCAATCTGCGCATTGAAAGCGACGACATGTCAGGGCAGACAAGTGCCACCGACTCGGCAGACAAGGGTTTCAAGCCTAAAACGCTGACCGTCGCGATGAAAATCAAATACAAGGACTCGGCGGACCTGGCCAGCCTCATGAGCATGGCCGAGGCCACGGAAAGCGGTGGCCAGCGCAAGACCTATCGGGTGGTCAGCGACACGGCCGAGGCCTTCGGCGTGCGCCAGGCGCAGTTCAGCGAGAGCGTGAGCGCCCGGGAAGACGACACGCTGTCGCAGTGGATCATCCAGTTCACCCTGGCTGAGAAGCTTTCCAACCCTGAGAAAACTGAGCAGCGCCGGGCGGCCAACGGTACCAATAGCCAGGCCGCCCCGGGCGACAGCGTGGCCGGCAGCGGTACCGGCGGCGAACCGGAGCTGACCGGCTTTGAGAACGTGCTCAAGAAGGTGGACGGCTGGCTGGGCGGTGACAAGAAATGAGCATGAAACTGCACCAGGTACTGGCCATTGCCGGCACCGTCTACCCGATGGTCAAAGACGATGTGCGCCTCGATCTAAAAAGCCCTGGACGGGCTGTTTTTACGATTAAGGCCGATGCCGCGGTAAAAGGCCTGGTCACCCTGGACATTGGCTACAACGACAGCACGCTGCAGCGGCATTTCCTCGGGTATGTCGAGCGTTGCACCACCACCAATCGCACGGAACAGGTGGTCGCCTGCCGCGAGCTGGCCGGGATCCTGGCCAATCCGCTGCCGATGAACCTGCGTCACGTCGACATGCGCCAGGTTCTGGCCGAGGTCAGCAACCAGACCGGCCTGTCGTTCAAGGTGCCCGACCAGGACTACACGCGGGTCAAGGCGCCGTTCTTCTACAGCCTGGCGTCCGGATACCTGGCCCTGGACAGCCTGGCCAAGGTCTACGGCATTCCCGACTTCATCTGGCAGCAGCAGGGCAATGGCGAAGTATTCGCCGGCAGTTGGACAGACAGCTTCTTTGGCGCCCGATCCGCGCTGCAGCTGCCCCTGGAACTGTTCAACGACTACCAGGGCAACCAGAGCGCCGTTATTGCCGCGCTTCCCGGGTTGCGCCCTGGTGCATCGATC